GAAGAAGAAAAACTACAATTTACAAATGTATCCTGGGAAGAAGGAAATATTTTAAAAGAAGAAGTATTAGAAAAAGAAAAGGAACATATTATTACACAAATATACAACCCAGAAAATGACTGGTGGGTATCAATTAAATACACAATGGTAGATGAAAATACTGTTAAATGTGAATTTAGTGGTGATAGTGAGAATGTTTCAATTTATAAACGACAATATATAACAAATTAAAATCAAATCAAATGGCAGAAAAAGTAAACAAAATTACGGAAGAAGAATTAAAAACTATTAAAGGACAACAACAACAAATCCAAAATGTGGTTTTTGATTTAGGCTCAGTAGAAGCAAGAAAAATCGAACTTAGTGATGTATTAAAGCAAGTTAATGCAGCTTTAACTAACACTAAAAAAGAATTAGAAGAAAAGTACGGTCAAGTAAATATTGACCTAAAAGACGGATCTTTTAAAGAAATAGTAGAAGAAGTAGCGACAGAAGAAGTAAAATAGCTATGAACTCTATTATAAGAAAGATAAGTATAGGTGCAGACTATAAAAATGAAGCTATGCATTATTCTCTAGGCCAACAAGTCTATGGGGGTCATGAGATTTCTCACATATTGTTTGATAGCCAAGATCATTCTTATAATGTTCATATAAAAAAAGGAAATGAGGTATTGCCTTGGAAGAAATTTAATTCTAACATGGCAATATCCATTGAATATGATCTGGAATATTAATGAAAGCTTTATATGATTTTATTATAAAACCTTTAGGGGGAACTTATGATAATAAAATTAAAATTAGTGGGAAAGAACTAATATTAAATACCAAAATAGAGAGTTTTAAATTTGTCAATAATTTAGCTGTAGTCGTTGAAATACCTTTAGAGATTGAAACTCCAATTAAAAAAGGTGATATTATTTTAATACATCATAATGTATTTAGAACTTTTTATGATATGAAAGGTATTAAAAAGAAATCTAGATCTTTTTTTAAAGATGATTTATATTTTTGTGCACTTGATCAAGTGTATTTATATAAAAGTAAAAAGAAATGGGAGTCTATTAATGAAAGATGTTTTATTCAACCTTTAAAAAATAATGACACATTAACAACCGAAAAAGAACAAAGACTTATTGGAGTATTAAAAATAGGTAATAGTTCATTAGAAGCGTTAGGAATACACGAAGGGGATATAGTAGGGTATACTCCATATGGAGAATATGACTTTATAGTAAATGAAAAGCGTTTATATTGTATGAAATCAAATGATATTGTTATAAAGTATGGAAACAAAGAAAACCAAACTGAATATAATCCAAGCTGGGCAAATAGCAGTCAAAGAGTTAATCAAAGTTGCTAAAGAACCAATTGTAGATTCTGATAGTGATATATCTGCGGATAGATTAAAGAATGCGGCAGCTACTAAAAAACTAGCTATATTTGATGCTTTTGAAATTTTAAATAGAATCGAAGAAGAAAAGAATGTATTAGACGAAAAACCTAAAGTTAATGAAAAAAAACCAAGTAAATTTAGAGGTTTTGCAGAAGGGAGGTCTAAATAATGTATATACAAACTTTATATAAAATATTACCTAATTATGTTAAGCCTAAAATTCTTAAACAAAAAAATAGGTATAAAAAATGGGAGTATGGGTACAATGAAGACCATGATTTTATAGTTATTAGTAAGACTGGTGAAATTGGTGAAGTATATGAAATACAAAATCTTAAGATAGCTTTACCTAAACCTGTTAAAGACATAACGAAGTTTAGTAATAATACCTGGGAAAAGACTTCTATACCTAAAGTCTTAAATAGAATAAAAACTATATTTGATTGGGAGCAATATCCAGATGATTTTAAAGAAAAATGGTATGATTATATTGATGAAGAATTCAATAGAAGAGAATTAGGTTTTTGGTTTTATAATAAAGATAAACCAACTTATTTAACAGGCACACATTATATGTACTTGCAGTGGAGTAAGATTGATGTTGGTCCACCAGATTTTAGAGAAGCGAATAGATTATTTTTTATATTCTGGGAAGCATGTAAAGCAGATACAAGATGCTACGGGATTTGTTACCTTAAAAATCGTAGGTCAGGATTCTCTTTTATGGGATCTGGAGAAGTAATTAATTTAGCCACTATATCAAGTGATTCCAGGTACGGAATATTATCTAAAACTGGGGCGGATGCTAAAACAATGTTTACTGATAAAGTTGTACCAATTTCAGTTAACTATCCTTTCTTTTTTAAACCGATTCAAGATGGTATGGATCGACCTAAAACAGAATTAGCATATAGAGTACCAGCTTCTAAATTTACTAGAAGAAAGATAGAAATGGGTACTGTTAATGCGGAATTACAAGGATTAGATACGACAATTGATTGGAAAAATACTGGGGATAATAGTTATGATGGGGAAAAATTAAAACTATTAGTACATGATGAATCAGGAAAGTGGGAGAGACCTAACAATATATTAAATAACTGGAGAGTTACAAAAACAACACTAAGATTAGGAAGTAGAATTATTGGAAAATGTATGATGGGTAGTACTTCTAATGCATTAGATAAAGGAGGAGATAATTTTAAAAAATTATATTATGATTCAGACGTTACAAAAAGAAATGCCAATGGACAGACTCGCTCAGGACTCTATAATCTGTTCATTCCTATGGAATGGAATTACGAGGGATACATTGATTCTTATGGATTACCTGTATTCGATACACCGAAAACCAAAACTACTGATGTCCACGGGACAGAAATAAAAATAGGTGTTGTAAATTATTGGCAAAATGAAGTAGATGGTTTAAAAGGAGATCATGACGCTTTAAATGAATTTTATAGACAATTCCCACGCACAGAAGAACACGCGTTTAGGGATGAAGCCCAAAATAGTTTATTTAATTTAGTTAAAATATATGAGCAAATTGATTGGAATTCTGATACTAAAAATAGTGGATTAATAACTCAGGGGAATTTTCATTGGGTTGATGGTGTAAAAGATAGTAAAGTTGTCTTTGCCCCCAATAATAAAGGAAGATTTTTTACTTCTTGGGTGCCACCATATCATTTACAAAATAAAATAGTAAGTAAAAATGGATTTAAATATCCTGGTAATGAACATATAGGGGCTTTTGGGTGTGATCCTTACGATATTTCAGGAACAGTAGACAAAAGAGGCTCAAATGGGTCATTACATGGTTTAACTAAATTTAGTATGGAGAACCATCCTATTAATCATTTTTTCTTAGAATATATAGCCAGACCGCAAACAGCTGAAATATTTTTTGAAGATGTATTAATGGCATGTATATTTTATGGGATGCCTATATTAGCAGAAAATAATAAACCAAGACTTTTATATTATTTTAAAAGAAGAGGATATAGAGGTTACTCTATAAATAGACCAGATAAAAAATATACTAAATTATCAGTAACAGAAAGAGAAATAGGTGGTATACCTAACTCATCTGAAGATATAAAGCAGGCACATGCAGCGGCGATAGAATCATATATAGAAGACTATATAGGATTAAGGCAAGACGGTACATATGGAGATTTGTACTTTCTAAGAACATTACAAGATTGGGCTAGATTTGATATAAATAATAGAACTTCACATGATGCTTCTATAAGTTCTGGACTTGCTATAATGGCCTGTAATAAACATAAATATAGACCTAACCCTATAATTGATAGAAAAATTTATGATTTAGGGATTAAAAAATACACAAACACCGGAGTAGTTTCAAAAATAATTGAATAAATGAAAATATACACTAATTCTAATAGCGCTTTTCCAAGTCAGGTAGTACCAGATGCCGAAAAAGCTTCAATTGAATATGGTTCCCAAGTAGCATCTGCTATTGAGACAGAGTGGTTTAATCAAGGCAGAACTAATGGTAATAGATATTTAACAAATTGGAATAACTATCATTATTTAAGATTATATGCAAGAGGAGAACAACCTGTACAAAAATATAAAGACGAATTAGCAATTAATGGAGATTTATCATATTTAAATTTAGATTGGAAACCAGTACCAGTTATTTCTAAGTTTGTAGATATAGTTGTAAATGGTATATCTAATAAAGAATATGATATTAAAGCTTATTCTCAAGACCCCCAATCAGTAAAACAAAGAACAGATTATGCTACTGCTATTGCTCAAGATATATATGCTGCAGATCTTATTCAACAAGCTAGAGAAAACTTAGGGGTTGATGTCCAACAGTCCAATTTATCGGCATTAGAATTGCCTCAAACAAAAGAGGAGTTAGAGCTTCATATGCAATTATCTTATAAGCAAGCTATCGAAATTGCCGAAGAAGAGGCTATAACACAAACTTTAGCTCAAAATAAATGGGAGTTAACAAAACGTAGAATAAACCAAGATTTAGTAGTATGTGGAATTGCTTCTTGTAAAACAAATTTTAATAAATCAAATGGAATAACTGTAGACTATGTAGATCCGGCTTATATGATATATTCTTATACAGAAGATCCAAATTTTGAAGATATATATTACGTAGGGGAAGTTAAATCTATTACAATACCTGAACTTAAAAAACAGTTTCCTGGTATTTCTAATGAAGAATTACAAAGAATTCAAGAAATGCCCGGGAATAGGCAATATATAACAGGCTGGGGTAATTATGATAATAATACGGTTCAAATATTATATTTTGAATATAAAACTTACATGAATCAAGTATTTAAATTAAAGCATACAGAAAATGGATTAGATAAAATAATTCAAAAAACTGATGAGTTTAATCCTCCACCAAGTGATAATTATAATAGAGTTTCTAGAAGTATAGAGGTATTATATGAGGGAGTTAAAGTTTTAGGAACAAATACAATGCTTAAATGGGAGCTTGCTGAAAATATGACAAGACCCTTAGCTGATACTACGAAGGTAGAAATGAATTATGGTATATGTGCACCTAGAATGTATAAAGGTAAAATTGAATCTTTAGTAGGTAAGATAACTGGGTTTGCTGATATGATCCAATTAACGCATTTAAAAATGCAACAAGTATTAGCTAGGATGGTTCCAGATGGGGTTTTCTTAGATATGGATGGTTTAGCGGAAGTTGATCTTGGTAATGGTACAAATTATAATCCAGCTGAAGCATTAAATATGTATTTTCAGACTGGTAGTATAGTTGGTAGATCTTTAACCCAAGATGGGGAATTAAATAGAGGCAAAGTCCCTATTCAAGAACTTAAGTCTTCATCAGGAGGTCAAAAATTAGCAGCATTAGTACAAACTTATCAATACTATTTACAATTAATAAGAGATGTGACCGGATTAAATGAAGCTAGGGATGGTAGTATGCCAGATAAAGATGCCTTAGTAGGTTTACAAAAAATGGCAGCCAACGCATCTAATATTGCAACTAAGCATATTAATCAAGCTAGCCAATATATTGCTTTAAGAATTTGTGAAAATATTTCTAAAAAATTAGTAGATGTATTAAGTTTCCCTTTAACTCATAATGCATTAATAGAAAGTATATCTTTATTTAATGCACAGACATTAGCTGAAATATCTAATTTAAGTACACATGATTTTGGTATTTATTTAGAATTAGAGCCTGAAGAAGAAGCACAAGCATTATTAGAACAAAATATTCAAGTAGCTTTACAACAACAGGGTATTGATTTAGAAGACGCTATAGATATAAGGCAAATAAAAAATCTTAAATTAGCTAATCAATTATTAAAGCAAAAACGTAGGCAAAAAATTGAAAGAGATCAAGCCCAACAACAACAATTAATACAGGTCCAAGCAGAGGCTAATACTCGATCACAGCAAGAATTAGCAATGGCTGAGGTTCAAAAACAACAAGCTTTAACTGAACAAAAGGTAAGTATAGAGCAAGCGAAATCTCAATTTGAAATACAACGCATGCAAACAGAACTTGAGGTAAAACAACAATTATTAGCTCAGGAATTTGAATACAATAAACAATTAGCTCAAATTAAAGCTAATGTAGAATTGTCTAAAGAAAAAGATATAGAAGATAGAAAAGACAAAAGAGTAAGAATACAAGGAACTCAACAAAGTGAATTGATTACACAAAGACAAAATGCTGGTCTTCCACAAGATTTTGAGCAAGGTGGAGGGTTAGACATAAATTTAGGTGAATACCAAGAAGATATAAATCAAGGAATTCCATCTAATTAATTATTAATTTTATAATATTATATTATGCCAACAGAAGTAAAACAAGAGGGCGACTTTAAGTTAAAGTCGAAACCCCGAAAACCTAAAAATTTAGGTGAAGAAAAAGAACCTTACAAAGTAAATCTTAATGATCCTGATGCGCAGGGTAAAGTTGTACCAGATGAGGTTAAAATAAAAGTAAAAACAGAAGATTTAAATAAATTAGGAGATGCCGTTCCAAAGCGAAAAACAACAGGAGTATCTGAGGATACACGAACCGGAAATATACAAGAGGTGGATGAGCCTATACGGTCCAGCGAAGACGTGGAAGTTCAAGAATCCAAAGAGGATGTTAAATCTGAAGAAAACCCCATTCAAGAAATAATTGAAGAGGTTAAGGAAGAAAAGGTAGAAAAACCTGAAGAAAAAATAGTAGAACAACCCATACCGGAACCTGTTCCAGAAGTTGTTTTACCTGAAAATATAGAAAAATTAGTTTCTTTTATGAAAGAAACAGGGGGTAGCGTAGAAGACTATGTAGCATTAAATAAAGATTATTCTAAATTGAATGATACAAGTGTTTTATATGAATATTACTCCAACACAAAACCCCATCTTGATAAAGATGAAATTGCTTTTTTAATAGAAGATAATTTTAATTTTGATGAAGATGTGGATGAAGCAAGAACGATCAAAAAGAAAAAGCTTGCTTTTAAAGAAGAGGTTGCAAAAGCCAAAGGCTATTTAGAAAGTTCTAAAGCAAAATATTACGACGAAATCAAGTTGAGACCCGGCGTAACTCAAGAACAACAAAAAGCCCTAGACTTTTTTGACCGCTACAACGCGCAGCAAGAAATAGCTACTAAACAGCATGAGGATTTTAGATCTAATACTAAAAATCTTTTTTCTAATGAATTCAAAGGTTTTGATTTCAATGTAGGGGAAAAGAAATTTAGATATAAGATTAATGATCCTGGTAAGGTAAGTGATGCTCAAATCGATGTTAACAACTTTGTTTCTAAATTTTTAGATAAAGATGGTAATATGGTCGATGCAAATGGTTATCACAAGGCTATGTATGCTGCAATGAATACTGATAAAATTGCTCATCATTTTTATGAACAAGGGAAGGCCGATGGCATTAAAAATGTTATTGAAACTTCCAAAAACCCATCAACTGACGAACCGAGGCAGGTTGCCGATGGAAACGTTTTTATAGGCGGATTGAAAGTAAAATCGATTAGTGGATTAGATTCAACTAAATTAAAAATAAAAACAAGAAAATTTAACTAATTAAAAATTTTAAATTATGGCTTTAAGTCCTCAATTTGGCTCGATCGTACCGAGTCAATCACAATTGGCGCTTCAAACCAACTATCTTAACTTTGCTGGTGCAGCAGGGGTAAATTTTTCTCAACAATATTTACCTGAGTTATACGAGCAAGAAGTTGAAAGATATGGTAATAGAACTTTATCTGGATTCTTAAGAATGGTTGGCGCAGAAATGCCTATGACAAGTGACCAAGTAGTCTGGTCAGAACAAAATAGACTACATATATCTTACAATAACTGTACATCCGCTTCAGCGGCAGGGACAATTACAATTCCTGTTGCAGCTGGACCTCCGGCTATTGTAAACGTAGTTTCTCCATCTTCAACAATTGTTGTTATGGATGATCTAGGGAATGAATGTAAATGTTTAGTAACTGATAGTAATACTACTACTGGTGTACTTGCAGTACAGCCTTATACTGCTGCTAGTTTAGTTGCTGCAGGTATTGCTGACGGTGCTAGTAACAAAATATTTGTTTACGGTTCTGAATTCAGAAAAGGAACAGGTACTACTGGCGCAGCAGTTGGTGCAAATGCATTGTCTCAAAGTGCTAACCCAATGGTTAGTGTTGATCCTGCATTCACTACATTTACTAATTCACCAATTATCATTAGAAGTAATTATACTGTTAACGGTTCTGACACAGCTCAGATCGGTTGGGTAGAAGTTGCTACTGAAGATGGTACAGGTGGATATTTATGGTTCTTAAAAGCTGAGTCTGAAACAAGACTTAGGTTTGAAGATTACCTAGAAATGTCTGTAGTAGAAGGAGAATTAAACTCCGGTGGTGTTATAGCTAATACCTATAATGGTACTGAAGGTTTATTTGCTGCTATTAATAATGGTGGTAATGTAGAAGTTGGATTCACAGCTGCTGCTGGAATCGATGCTTTTGATGCTATTCTTAAAAACCTTGATACTCAAGGGGCTATTGAAGAAAACATGTTATTCTTGAACAGAAATACTGCTCTTGATTTTGATGATATGTTAGCTTCTATATCTTCGGGTGTAGCAGGTGGAGTAGCTTATGGGTTATTTGAAAATTCAGAAGAAATGGCTTTAAACTTAGGTTTTAGTGGTTTCAGAAGAGGTTCATATGACTTCTATAAAACAGATTGGAAATACTTAAATGACGCTTCTACAAGAGGCGCTATGACAGGTCCTGCTTCTATTGAAGGAGTTATGGTTCCTGCCGGTACTTCTACTGTTTATGACCAAATTCTTGGTACAAACATTAGACGCCCTTTCTTACATGTAAGATACAGAGCTTCTCAAGCTGATGATAGGAGAATGAAATCATGGTTAACAGGTTCTGTTGGCGGTGCATTCACTTCTTCTCTTGATGCAATGGAGGTTAACTTCTTATCAGAAAGATGTTTAGTAACTCAAGCTAGAAACAACTTTGTATTATTCAAAGGTATCTAGTAATATTTTATAAAGGATAGGCGCTCCGGCGCCTAGGCCTTTATATTAACTATTTAATTATATTATATTATGGTAAAAACAAAAAAAGAAAATTTTCCTTCTGCAGAAAAACAGTGGGAAATAAAAGATAGACATTATTACTTAACAGGTAATTTAAAACCTTTAACACTAACTATTCCCTCTAGACATACTAGAAAACATCCTTTATTATGGTTTGATGAAGAGTTAGGATCACAAAGAGAATTAAGATATGCTACAAATCAACCTTCAGTATTAGTAGATGAACAAAAAGGTGAGGCAACTATGGGACATATTACTTTTCATAATGGCGTAATGTACGTCCCAAAACAAGAACAAGCTTTACAAAAAATGCTTTCTTTATATCATCCTTTAAAAGGAATTAAATATAAGGAACATGATGCTGTTGAAGTTGCTAAAGATGAATTAGTAGATTTAGAGCTAGAGATTATGGCTTTAAATGCCGCAAAAGCTATGGAAATAGATCATGCTGAAGCTATTCTAAGAGTTGAAAGGGGTACAGTAGTAAATGAAATGACTTCTAAAGAAATAAGAAGAGATATTTTATTATTCGCTAAAAAGAATCCTAAACTATTTATTGAATTAGCACAAGATGAAAATGTTCAATTAAGGAACTTTGGCATTAAAGCAACAGAAGCAAGTATCATATATTTATCTCAAGATCAACGTAGTTTTCATTGGAGAACTAATGATAAAAAACTGATGACAGTTCCTTTTGATGAAAATCCATATGCTGCTTTTGCTGCATATTTAAAAACTGATGAAGGAGTAGAGGTTTATAAGTCTATTCAAAAGAAAATGAAATAATAAATACTAATAATAAGTAGTCACTTTGGTGGCTACTTTATTATTAACATAATATAAATAACATGGCGATAAACGTAGATAAGGTTTATAAAACAGTCTTATTGATATTTAATAAAGAACAACGAGGTTATTTAACTCCTTATGAGTTTAATAAAATAGCAACTCAAGTTCAATTAGAAATATTTGAAACCTATTTTGAGACATTAAATCAACAATTACGTGTACCTCAAAACGAAAGTGAATATGGAGATCGTTATAAAACTGTAGAAGAAAAATTAGATATTTTTAAAACTACAGGAACTGCTACCTATGTCAATCCCGCAACGGGAGAAGACTATTTTGATGTCCCATCTACTTCGGGCGCTGTAACACTAACTCAATTATTTTCTAGTGTTAACCTTCAATTAGTATATCCATTAACAACAATAACGCAAGCACAAGTTAATTCAGGTGTTGTAGAAGTTACGAATGCCGGTATTGCTTTAACACCCGCTGTAGATTATACTATTACAGGAGGGAGTTTGAATTTAGTTACAGCTATTGCTACAGGGGCGGCAAATAATATTCAAATTAATGTCACACCACAAGATTTTTACAAACTAGGTACAGTATTTTATAAAACTGATAAAGAAATTCAAGCAGTTCAAAGGAATGAATTAGCCCAAATGAATATGTCTACTATTACTAAACCTAGTGAATATTTTCCAGTATATGTATATGAAAATAAAAGAATAATAATATATCCACAGACTATAGTATCAGGGGTAACTTTGTCTTATTTAAGACAACCAGTTGATGTAATATGGGATTTTACTTCTGGAGGCGCTGGTCAATATGTATATGATGGCACCACTTCTGTAGATTTTGAATTAGATATATCTGAAACAACTACAGTAATATTAGAAATATTAAAATACGCAGGAGTAACTATTAAAGACCCTTCAGTAGTGCAAGCAGCTGGGCAAGAATTAGCTGCTAACGAAATAAACGAAAAACAATAATAAATTATGGCTAGTGTAGTACAACCACCAAACAATGGATTAATAACTGAGACTGCTCAACAATATTACGCAGGTGCTCAAGGATTTAGAGGCGATGGTGTTGAAACAGCCTTCACAACTACATTTAATACAGATTTATATTTAGGTAGTTGGGACCCTACTAATGCAGACTATTCTTTAAATAACTTTAAAATTTACACTAGTACCAGTGGGACTCAGGGGTCTTATGTTGAATATTTAACTACATTTACTTTAGCAGATAATGTTATAACATTCCCAGCAAATGCTATACCAGCTAATGGACTATATATAGTAGTTCAGTTGACTATTTTAAGTGGTGGAAAATACGGGGCAACAGAAGCAGAAAAAGCCTATGGTGAAACAGTAGAAGACAATTATGGTGGATATCAATATATTAAATTAAATGATGTAGTCAATAATTTTTTAGTAGGATATGTTGGCCAAAACAAATTATTACCCAATGCAAAAAGAACTGATGTTATATTTTTTGCTAAAAGAGCAATGCAAGAGTTTAGTTATGATACTTTAAAATCAATTAAATCCTCAGAGTTAACTATTCCTGAAAGTTTGACTTTAGTTTTACCCCAAGATTTTGTAAATTATGTTAGATGCTCATGGATAGATCTTTTAGGGGTTCAACACATTATTTACCCTACTAATAATTTAACTACCAGCCCTTATTATACTCCAGCTCAAGATTCAGCAGGGATACCTACTCAAGATAATTTTGGGAATGAAGTTGAAGGAACCTCTATTACTCAAGAAAGATGGCATACTGGTAATGATAAAATGATTAATGGTGCATTTGTATTAAACGATTTTACAAATGATTTATGGGCATACAACTGGGATTATACGGGGAATTGGCTAGGTGCTAGCTGGGGACAATTATATGGTCAAAATGCTCAAGATGCTCAAGCTAATGGTTGGTTTAACTTAAACGAAAGAGATGGGTTATTATCTTTTTCTAGCAACTTAGTAAATAAATTAATAGTATTTGAATATTTATCTGATGGCTTAGCTTATGATTTAGATAGTAGGGTACCAAAATTAGCTGAAGAGGCAATGTATGCTTATATACTACATGCTCTTATTTCTACTAGAATAAACCAGCCAGAATATGTTGTAAGAAGATTAAGACAAGAAAAAAGCGCTAAATTAAGAAACGCAAAAATAAGATTATCTAATATAAAACTTGATGAAATAGTACAAGTTATGAGAGGTAAATCTAAATGGATTAAACATTAAAATTAAATGGCAGAATCTAAAAATAGTTTTATAAGATCCAAAATGAATAAGGATCTTGATGAAAGATTAATCCCTAATAATGAATATAGAGATGCACATAATATTGCTATATCTAGGTCAGAAGGTAGTGATGTAGGAGCGTTAGAGGCTATTTTAGGTAATGAAAGAATATATCAAAATGCCATGGGGTTAGAAGCTATAGGATTTTATGTAGACGAAACTAATGGATATGTTTATTATATGCTTACAAATTGGGATGGAACTGGAGAAATTCCATCTACAGCTATATGCCAAATATGTAGGTATAGTCCTAGTAGTAATTCTCATCTTATATTAGTAGGTGGGCCTGCCGCGGGTGATGGAAGATTTTTAAATTTTTCTACTGCTTCTCATATATATGGTATAAATTTAATTGAAGAATTATTATTCTGGACAGACAACTTAAATCAACCTAGAAAAATAAATGTTAGAACAGCCTCAAGTAGCCCAGGGGCTAGTGGATATTATCAAACTGAACAAAGTATATCAGTATGTAAATATTCTCCATTTTTAGCACCAGCTGTTATTGATTTAAGAGTTCAGGCGGTACAGTATGATTTACCTAGCACTGTAATTAGCCCTTCTACAATGAGCGATGGAGCGGATCAACCTTATATAAGAATTGATTTAATTGATTGGACTACAGAAAACTTAAGTGTATCACGTTACAGAAATGGTGATGAAATATCACAAGCTCTTACTCCGGCTCAATGGGAAGATTTTAATACGGCGGGAACAGGGGCTTTTTGTTATTATGATTTTGAATTAGCAAATGATGTAGTATATGGGAAATTATATAATAAATATGCAGTTGAAGACGCAAGGAATTTAGCTCCTTATGGATATACTCTAGCTACTGATTCAGATTATGCGGCTCTTCTTTTAGGAAATGGTGGTAGTGGGGATGAAGATTCAGCTTTAGCATTAAAATCAATTAATTTATGGACTAATCCAGGGAATAATACAAGTGGTTTTGATGGACTACCCGCAGGAGAAATAAGTACTCTAGGTGATTTTAGTAATATAGCACCCCCTGCAGATCCTGCAGACTCTGAGAGTGCTACTTTTTGGACTAGCGACGCTACTGATGATTATTTAACTTTACCTCAAGTTAACGCTACTGGGGCGGTATTAACAGCTGGCGGAGCTACTGCAGTAGTTGATGGAACTCAATCAGCAGTTCCAATTGGTACAAATATAGATATAACTACAGTAACAGGGGCACTAGCCGCGGGCAGCAAGTGTTATTTAGCAACTGTTTTTCAAGGGAACGTTACAGAAACTAACGGATCAACTACTATGAAATTAGACGCTATAGTTAGTTTTACTAATCTTGATGCATTAACTTTTACTAACAAAGGAGTAGGTAGATCAATAAGATTAACGCGAGATACTACTTTTAAAGGGTGGCAAGGTGATCCAGAATTATTAAAAGATAAATTTGTAAGATTTAGTTATAGATTTAAATATGATGATGATGAATATTCATTAATAGCTCCTTTTACACAAGAATGTTTTATACCACAGCAAAAGGGACATTTTGTCAATAAAGACGAAGAAGCTGCCTTTAGAACGACTATTATAGAGTTTATGCAAAATAATATAAATAATATTATATTAAACATTGAACTTCCTTCATTAGATATTATAACTGATTATAAAGTAAAAGAAATAGATATAGTATTTAAAGAATCTGATGCTTTAGATTATAAAATATTACAAAATGTTCCAGTAAATGCTAATTTTATAGCTAATCTTAATAATACCCCTATATATCAATATACTTATCAATCAACACTTCCCTATAAAACCTTACCAGTGGATGAAACCACTAGAGTATATGATAAAGTGCCAGTTAAGGCATTAGCTCAAGAAATTGTAGCTAACCGGGTTATGTATGCTAATTTTACACAAAGCTACGATGAACCAATTGGTCTAGATTATTATGTAGAAAAATCTGATAAAGATGTTCAAATTCACGAAGAATATCCTAATCATTCTGTAAAACAAAATAGAAATTATCAGGTAGGTATTGTATTAGCAGATAAATGGGGGAGACAAAGTGATGTAATTTTATCTTCAAAAGATAATGTATTAGTAGCTGGGGGTGAGCCTGTAGAGGGTTCTAATTATTTTACTACATATAAACCTATTTCGTTTGCAGGGGATATAGAGAGTTGGAATGGGCAAGAATTAAACTTAATATTTGATAGTATTATCACCGCCCCTTCAAGCGATGGATTATATGCTAATCCTAATAATTATATAGTAGAAGAACCTTATTCATCACCTTGGCCTGGGTTTTTAAATTGGAGTACACAAGAAATTGCTACTGTAGCGGATCAAACAGCTTATACTTTTACAAATCTTTCACAACAAGATTTAAGTGCTACTATATTATTTACACTTTGGTTAAACACAGGATCAGGATGGAGTTTAGTAGATGCCGCCACATATGGAGTAACTGATAGTGGTGATGATGAAATAGTTGTAACTTTTACTTCTGGAGAGCCTGCTACTACAGGCTATAAATTAAGGGGTAGGGTATTATATGATACGCAGTATAGATATGAAATAGATTATATTCCAGCAGCCTCTGGCCCTACTGCTACTATAGCGTCTACAAATTTAGTACATTCTATAACTACAAATACTGTGGATGGGACTGATGGTACTTACAATGCTGCGGCATGGACAACTAGTGGCGATGGAGTAGACTTGGTAATTAATGTAACTGTATTAAGTCATAAAGTAACCGCAATAGCCGTAGCCACTACAGGAAATAAATTTAATGTAGGCGATACTATAACTATAGGAACTACAGTTATTGGGGGGAGTACTCCTGTAGTAGTAACTTTAGTTGAATCAGACATGGTACCTGGTGCATCTGGAATATTTAATGCAGGAAAATTTTTAAGAGGGAAATATACTGACTATGTAAAAATACAATCATTATCTCAAATTGCAAGTAATAATAGGTATTTATTTTATACTAATAAAGAAATTGCGGATAACTATATGTGGCAAGGGGACACTACTGTTTCTTCAAATACATCTACAAGAACCGAACCTTTCACAGATGAAAATGTAAATAATTCTACCTATAATTTAAATCAATTAGGATGGTATTCTTATAGAGTAGTAATAAAGCAACAAGAGCAAGAATATTATAATGTATATTTACCAGGTATAATAAATGGATACCCTTATCAACAACCCACTTCCAACCCGCAGCCCCTTGAATTAGATGAAGTAGCTTTTTGTGTTTTAGTTCATGACAATATTAATAAAGTACCCCGAGATTTATCAGACGTCGCTCCACAAGATGTTCAGTATAATAGCGGGGTTACTTGGTTCGGAAGAGTAGAAAATAATGATCAAGCAGATTCATATAACACTCAATATGTTCCTACTTCTAATCCAGATAGTGTGTCATTACTTGGGACTTCTACTAATTTATTCCCTGGAATGGCTTATGCTGGTGGAGCTGGAGAAGTAAATCCAGACGCTGTATTTGATGTAGATCAAAGACCTATTATGGCTAAAATTTCTACTCAAAATACAATAGGGTTGACAGAAGGCACTTTTGTGGCCCCGGTTACGGGCAGCGAATATCCAAGAGCTATGGGATTATCAGTATATGAAACTAGCCCTACAGTAAGTCAATTGGAATTATTCTGGGAATCGTCTACTTCAGGATTAATATCAGATTTAAATACTGCTGTTGTAACTGAAGGTACTAAAATAAATGGAATAACTGATACAGATGTTTCGATAGAAGAAAATGATTGTGCAGGCACACAAATATCAAGTGTATTTTTCCCAACAACTCCAGCTGGTAATGATCTGACTACTACTGCAACTTTAGCAGTAAAAGAATATAATGAAAATGGATCTATAAATACAGGCTCAGATAGAACTGCAGATTTTAGTTTAGTGCAGGTTACTGTTGGGGCAAATCAGGGTGGATATTATTTAAGATTAGTTAATCCTCAATCTTGTACACCTAATACTTATCCTTGGACAGAACATTATTGGTTTGAAATAACATTTACACAGGCTGATGGTACAGTAGCTATTCATAGTATTGGGAATAGCTCAACTGCATTAATAAATAAACCTCCTTTAGTAGAACTAGGGTTATCTCCTAATGTAAAGGTTACTGAGGAAGTAATTTTAAGACCTCATTCAACTTATAACTTCAGCGGCACTAATGCAGGGTTTGTTAAAGGATGGAATGGAAGTTGTAATACTTGTGAATCTACAAGTAATTTAAAATGGGTTATTTTTTCTATTAATATTGCAGATGTAAATAATAATGCTACAATAAGTGGCGGAGCGACAGGTGAGGCTGCAACGGCAGATGATATTGATTATTATTTTCGTACGGTTAATGACGGAATGATTCCAGGAGGAATGGATTGTGAGAATGTTCCTGCAGATAATTATTGGGGAGTAGAATTACGAAGGAGAAGTAGTTATAATTGGAATCCAGTTCAACATACTTTAAATTTAAGGTTATATGATACCAATGGTTCTGAAGCTTTTACGGATTTAGAAGTATTATTTACCCCGCAAGATGTAAGATATGACGACTTAGTTGTTTATTCTTATTATAATACTTGGGACCCACCTACTGCTGCTTATGCTCAAACAACAAGTTTAACAGGCATGGGCCCTGGATGTCAAAACCCAGGCACCCCGGTATTACCTGCTTTTGTAGGGGAAATACAAAATTGGAAAAGTACAGACCAACATATATGGATTGATACTCAATCGACTGCCACTACAGGTACTACAGTAATGTCATGGTCAGCGGGTGGTATTGTACCGACTTCAGATTTAATCCCTCCAGCAAATGGAGCAGGAGACGATTCAGGGAGTGTTTCTCCTTGGGAGTCTGGAACTTTTCCTAATACTAATGTTTATGATGTTCCAAATCCCTGGGCAGGAGCCTTGGTGCCGCTTGTTAAGCTAAAAGGATTTAATCCTTCTCAAGCCCAAATAAATGCTGG